TATGCGTGCAACGACAAGCCTTCAGGGCAAGGCGTTTCTTGACGAAATGAAGAAGCGACTGGCTGAAGAAATGCCGCACAAATTTTCAAACCCCAACCGTGGGCAATCTGTCACGGCGGGTAAGAGTGAGAGTGTAGAGGAAGATGCCTCCCCGAAGAAGCGCACGTTTGACGCACTTCCGGCTGATGCGAAAGCTCAGTGTGATAAGTGGGTCAAGTCCGGTCTGTTCAAAGATCGTGCCGAATACGTAGCGCAATATGAGTGGGATTAACAGGAGTTAGTAATGGAAAAATCCACCAAGAGAGAGCGGGTAACATTCAACGGTTCGCGGCGCAAGCTGCAAGGCGCTGAATTGAAGAAGGATGCGGGCCACTGGGTTCTGCGATGGGTGAACGATGATGGTGATCGTCTTACCGATATGCAGGCGCGTGGTTACGAGTTCGTCTCGCCCGACGAGATTACGGGTTCCGTTGGTGATCGTGAGATTCACGGCGGAAGTTCTGACCTCAACAATAAAGTAAGCCGAATAGTAATCAAAGACCGCTCGAATCCTGTACGTGGCTTCCTGATGAAAATCCGCAAGGAGTTTTATCTGGAGGACAAGGCCGAAAAAGCCAAAGAGACAGACAAGGTAGACGAGGCGATTCGTGGCGGCCAATCTGGTGGAGCATCCGTTGCTAACCAATACGGCGATGTCAGCATGACAAGTCGTAGGCAATGACGCTCTTGCAATAAATTCCTTTTGGAGTATTTATCATGGCTTTTGGATTTAAGCCGGTACGCTACCGTGATGGTACGCCGTATAGTGGCGCTGCACAGCGTTGCTACTACAAGACTGCGGCAAACCTTTTCGTTGGTGATCCGGTCACTATTAGCGCGGCCCCTGACGGCGGCAACGGCTACCTTGAAGTTGAAAAGGCGACCGCTGGCGCAGCGTTCTACGGGGTTGTTGTTGGCATTGAGCCGATTGTCACAGACCTGTCAAAGCAGTATTTGGCATCTGGCGACACCGGCTTTGTGCTGGTTGCAACCGACACTAACCTGATTTTCCAAGCGACTGAGGATGCCGACACTGATCCCCTCGACCTTGTGGACATCGGCAAGAATGTCGACTGGATTGCAGGCGCAGGTGGCAGCACCGCGTATGGCACTTCCAGTGCTTGCATCGACTCATCGTCGCACGCAACGACCGCGCTCAACTTCGCCCTTCTCGGCCTCGCAGACATCCCTGGCAACCTTGACAATGTTGGCACGGCGGATGCGATTTGGGAAGTCACTATCAACGAAAGTATTGCCGCGCCTAACACGGTTGGCATTTAAGGGAGTAAACAGTAATGGCTGTTATCAATACTGGTAATCACCCTAAAGCCCTGTGGCCGGGTGTAAAGGCGTGGTTTGGCGCCAAGTACGATGAACATCCTACGGAATACACCGAGTTGTTCGACGTTCAGTCGAGTTCTCAGGCGTGGGAAGAAGATGTTCTGCAAACGGGTTTCGGTTTGGCTCCGGTCAAGCCGGAAGGTTCGGCAACGGTTTATGACTCTCATACGCAGGGTTACATCAGCCGCTACACGCACGTTGCCTATTCTCTCGGTTACATCGTTACCCGTGAGGAACTGGCCGACAATCTTTACGAGAAGGTTTCGATGGCTCGCGCAGGTTCGCTTGCGTTCAGCATGAAGCAGACTCGTGAGAACGTCGGCGCCAACGTGTACAACCGCGCTTTCAACAGTTCGTATGTTGGCGGTGATGGTCTGGAGCTTCTTTCCACCCTTCATACGCTTTCGACTGGCGGCACGTTTGCCAACGAACTGTCCACCGCTGCTGATCTTAGCGAAGCCTCTCTTGAGGACTTGGTTATCCTGATTGGTCAGGCTGTGAATCCGAAGGGCCTTAAAATCAGCCTTCGTCCGACGAAGCTGATTATCCCTGTGGAGGAACAGTTCAACGCGATTCGTATCCTCAACTCGGTACAGCAGAACGACACGGCGAACAACGCCACCAACGCTCTGCGAGTTATGGGTGCGATCCCGTCGATGACGGTCAATCACTACCTGACCGATGACGATGCATGGTTCGTTCGGACTGATGCACCGGAAGGTCTGAAGTGGTATGACCGCGAGGGCGTTGAGTTCACGAAGGATGAGGACTTTGACACCGATAACGCTAAGGCTAAGGGCTATATGCGTTTCTCGGCTGGCTGGTCTGACCCGCGTGGCCTGTACGGCTCGGAAGGCGCTTAACGGCACCAAAGGAACCCCCGCTTCGGCGGGGGATTCCTCTTTTTCTTAATTACTGTACTGGCCGAAAGGCTGCTCAGGAGTAAATTATGAGTGGTACTAATTTTTCAACGGGCATTGCAGCCCGCAAAAAGTACAGCGGTTCTACGACCGCGACGGACAAGTCCTACCTTGCCGCCGACACGAAGTTTATCCGCAAACAGGCGGTTATTCGTTGTGATGCGCAGACAACTGAGACTGAAACCGGCTTTACCCTTCCGACCAACGCCATTGTTCACGATGTTTTCCTCAACGTAATCACCGTTGATGCGACTGAGACTGTTGACGTTGGCACGACGGGCACTTCCAACGACCCGAACGGCTTCCTCGCTGGCGCATCGCTGGCTACTGAAGGCTTGGTGTTTGGCTCCCTAGCAGACGGCGCGGTGACTCGCGGTGCTTTGCTGTTTGAAATCACGGAAGCTACAACCGCCGCAGCCCGCAAGCCTGACATCACTGCTGGTGGCGACACGATTTCCTATACGTGTTCTGCCGGTTCGGATACGGCTGTTTTCGACATCATCGTTGACTACACCGAAGTCGTAACCGAGGCTTAATGGATGGCTCGTTCAGGGTCTAAAAACTTTACCTATACCAGAAACGACATCATCAAGGCGGCTCTGCGCAAAATCGGAGAGTATGACCCTGGTGAGTCTCCCGGCGCCGATGAGGTTGCAGACGCGGCCTTTGCTCTGAACGGGCTTATTCAGGACTTTATCGTGGAGGGCGCCGACATCTGGCTCCGCGAGGAACTGACGTTGTTCGTCCAGAAGGGTCAGGCGCTTTATTCTGTCGGCCCTTCTGGCGACCACGTTACCTCGTCATACGGCGAGACAACCCTTTCCGCTGATGAAGCGTCAGGCGAAACGGTGCTTTCCGTTACGTCCGTGACTGGCATGGTTGTTGGCGACTACATCGGCGTCAAGATTGATGACGGTTCTATTCACTGGTCAACAATCTCGTCAATCGGCGCATCCACGGTGACGATTGCATCGGCAACAGACGGCGCAGCCTCATCGGGCAACAAGGTATATTTCTACACGACGAAGGCTTTCCGGCCTCATTCGGTGCTGAGTGATGCAATTGTACGCAGAAGCACATCGGGCATTGACTCGTCTATCACCCTTGTCGGTGAGGAAGAATATTACACGCTGTCTGATAAAGATCAGAGCGGCGTCCCCACGCTGGCTTTTTACAAGGCCACGCTCGATTCGGGAAGTATGCGCTTATGGCCTGCGGGTGATGGCACTGACGATAAGGTTGTGTTCATTGCTAATTATTATCCTGATGATTTTGATGCTGCTTCCGATAACGCTGATTTTCCGGTGGAGTGGTGCAATGCTCTGATATGGGGGCTGGCGGCAGAACTTGCGCCTGAGTACGGAGTGTCGGAGCGCCGAATCATGTACATTGAGAAGAAAGCGGCGCAGAAACTTCAGGGGGTTCTCGACTTTGATGTGGAGAACGCGCCCGTTCAGTTTGAGGCGGACATAGGTGCGGCTTAGGCTATCAGGCGGCTCACTTCAGGGCCGCTCATCAGCATCGGCTTCTCAGGAAGTCATTAATCTGTTTCAGGAGCGCGGCCAGGATGAGCGTTCTGAGCCGATTCTTGTCGGCATCCACGGCGGAACGGTATTCTGCACACCTGAAGATGGCGAGGTTCGTGGCCTTTACGCTCACGGGTCGTATCTCTACGCCGTTGTTAACGGAAGTTTCTACCGGATTCAGGCAAACGGTAACGCGCAGAAGGTCGCCGGTATCGGGTCATCGTCCGGCCCCGTTAAGATAACGGACAACGGCAACCAGATCATCATTGCGGATGGCGGGCCTCTGAAGGTGTGGGACATTGCAACTTCAACCATGACGGCGGCATCTTCCCCCGGTACGTCGGTTGCCGACTTCATTGACGGGTACATCGTGTATATCAATGATGGCACGGGGCAGTTCAACTATTCAGAATTGTATGATGCCACTGACCTACCGGCGCTAAACTTTTCCACGGCTGAAGGGGCGCCAGATGACCTTGTGTCTCTGATTGTAGACCGTCGTGAGATATGGCTGCTTGGCGAGAGGACTACCGAGGTCTGGTACAACGCTGGTGGCGTTGACAACCTTTTCCAACGCTTCCAGAGCGGCTTTCAGCAGATGGGCTGTGCTGCCAAGCATTCCGTTGCTCGCCTTGACAATGCCGTTGCATGGCTCGGTGTGAATGAGTACGGAAGCCCTGTCCCCGTCATATCGCGGCAGTACGCGCCGGAGCACCTTAC